ATCCGTCAAACTCGGTGTGGATTGTTCCGCTTGCATTACTTGGTCACCAAAAATACAAATACAACGGCAAAAGTCAGAACACATAAACCAAGAGTCAATGCACTGATTTGGTCGTTCTTGTAGGCGCGTGTTCCAGCGCTTCCTTTTTGATAAACCTTTGTCATTATTCGCCTCCTGTTAGCGGTGTGGATTGTTCCGCTTGCTGCTTATCGTAAGCCTCTTTAGTCATTGAGTGCATTGACCCATTTTCATCTGTCCACACTACACAATCAACGCCTTCTGTGGTCTTATAGTTTTCCATTTATAACTCACATCCTGTAAATAGAATCGAACCCGAAGCATTTGTAATTTGTAACTTTACTGGGGTGCTTGAAACTAAAATAGGCGAACCTGCTGTAGTTGTCGCATTAATTGAAAAGGTGTCAATTGATGAAGTGTTCATTGTTAATGCAGTTGGATTTCCACCGCTAAAACCTGTGTTGTAAACAGTAAAATGCGAAACATTTGAGACTGTCATACCAGTAGGCGCAACTCTTGCAGTCACCGGAAGTTTTACAACATACTGACTTCCTGTGGTTGAGTAAGTAAAACCGAGTGCCTCATAACTTAATCCGCTAATTGCTGGCAAATAACGCTGGCAGGCGCCTAATTCTCCTTGGATTGTTCCTGTTGCAGTTTGAAAAGCGGTTGCAGTATTGCCAACCTCAACTTGTACACCCCAGATGTCAATAGTTCTGGCACCTGTGGACTCAATCAAGATCGGCTGAAGCATAAAGAAACTGCTTGTTCCAATAGTTTTGCCACTTATTGATGGGACTGTGATTACAGAGGAATAGCGAGTCCAAGTTGTAGTGATATTGTGAGTTGTGCCGTTCGTTCCAACACCACCTGACCCACCTGAACCAAAGTTCTGGCTTACGCTTGGGGTGTTGGAGTAAGTTGCGTCTGCCTTAGCCCAGTATGAAAGAGTAATTGTCTGCCCTGCGAATAGTCGGACATCCTCTAACTTTGTTTGTAGTGCTCCATAATTACCACCTGCACTATATGTCTGCCGTAAAAAGAAAGTGCCCTCATAACCTGCAACAGGTGCAGTTCCAGCAGTGAAAGTTTGGCGAGATACTGTCAGAGTTTTGTCTGTCTGTGTAGTCCAGCGGTCAGCAGTATAGACATTGGCACTAAAAGATGTGCCGCGTTGCCAGATGTCAAATGCACCATTGATGCATTGGTTTTTACCAGCAGCAAAATTGCCTTGATAGCGCAAGCCTGTTGAAGTGGAACTATCTGCTACAAGTGTCTCGCCGTTTGCTCCAGCTGCTAAACGCGCAAAAGTGCCGCTACCTGTTCCCGGTACTAAATCGCCTTTAGTAGTGATAGCCGTAGCCATTGAGTTAGTAACTGTTACGGTGCCGGATGTACCACCGCCGCTAATACCTGTACCTGCGGTAACGCCGGTGATGTCTCCGCCCGGATCAGTTACCCAAACAAAATCCATATCGGTATTAGAGTTTTTACTTAATACCTGTCCCGTAGTGCCACCTTTTAGATCGAGCAGCGAGGCATCGATAGAGTCGCCCAAAGCTTCGATAGCCGTAGCTCCATCTTTTACTAAGTCGGTCGATGTAGGTACCGGCCAATTAAAATTAGGCGTTACTGTTGCCATTTACATTAAACCTCCATATGCGTTCTGCCAGATGAGTGTAGCGTTTACACCCGTCCAAACTAGGTTAGCCGGGCTAACCGTGTCCCATTGTGGCGCCACTAATGAGAAATCTGTAGGGCTCAGCGTGAGCGTTATGTCTACGAATTGAGGCGTAGCCCGGATAGCAAAACCCTCGAGGAAACCGTTAAACGATCCGTTAAACATATTGATCGGTAAATTATTAATTACGATAGGTTGCCCAAAAAATACATTTATGAGCTTATTACGCTCTGCATCCGGTAAATCGGGGTTATCGAGTCTAAAGGTAATGGCCTGTAGTTGCTCTCGAGGAATAGCGCGTAGGCCTAACTCGCGATCCATTACATCGTTCACGTCTGAAAGGTTATGCAGGTTAGAGCTGACGCTACGTTGATAGCGGCCATAATTAGCGATAGAGGTAGCATCTAAAGCCGTTGCCTGATTGGCGTAGTTATTGCCGTAGTTATAGACGAGAGAGTTACGGATCTTGCCGATCTGTAGGATCGATTTAACCGTAGACGGGATAGCGTAATTAGCTGAGAGAGTCGTATAGCCGTTAGCCGATAGGTAAGCGGTGCGGTGGTCTGCATCGGCATAGCAAACGCGCCCTGCCTTATCCTCGTACATATTGCCGAGCGCGCTTTGTGCAATTTGAGCGCATAAGTTATAGCTACTGAAAGGGTCTGCCGCTCGGCTAATCATCTCGTAGAGTCCAGGTTGATCAATCTCACCAAGTCCTACGTTTTCGGCATTAGCCCACGTGGTCGTAGGGTCATACGTTGCCCATTGTAAAGCCGGTGCTACCTCAAACCAAGAATTAATTAAAAGCTCGTTAAGGATGTCGTAAATCTGAGTGCCATCGAGAGTTTTTGGCAAGGCGTCCGGAAAAAGAGCTTTAGTTAGTTTAGCTAGCGATCCGACGGCCAAAATACTACCGATGGTTACAAAGCCGATTTCATCCGGTGAGCGCACCGAAATACCAAAATCGGAAACGGTACCGCCAAATACGGGCACATAAGTACCGGAGCTATTCTTTAGCTCAAGAGTTAGGGCATCGGTTACGTCGATGTCAAAAGCCGTATTATTTACGTTTACGATCTCCATACGGGCATAACCGGCGTTGCATTGTAAATCGATATCATCGCGGCCGGTTGCCATCGTTACGCTTAGGACGTTTGTATACACGGTCGTATTGACAGTTATACGCCACTCCGGTAGCCAAGCACTCATAGTATATAAAGCCCTGTATCGCGATTAGTAGACGTACCTCTATAAGCCGATTGATTAAAAATGTCAGAGACCGCTCGGGCAATAGCTTCGGGATCTCCTACACCTGTCTCGATTTTGATGTTATAAGTAGCCGGGTATCCGCCGCCATAATTCATCGTAGGGCTATAGCCGCCTAAATCGGCTTTTTGTGTATCTGTCAAAGTAGGAAATAGATCAAAAATATTTATGTCTTTTTTTAGTCCTTTAGTAGCTTCGGCCATTTTGCCTACGGTATCGACGACGGTAGTGGCCGGAATAAGTGATCCCACTCCACTAGAGGTAAGCCCTCCGGTGTTACCACCTGTACCGATTTTGCCTAGTAGTGCGGCGTAGTCCTGTAGCGCCTTAAGGCGAGCATCATCGGCTCGCTTTTGAGCCGCCGCTACGCGCTCGATCATTGATAATTCCTCGGACTCACGCAGCTTCATTAAAGTTAAAGAGGCGTTACTAGTCTTACTTAGCGAGGCTAATTTTGCGATCTCTGTTAATTGGATCTGTACGCGCTCGCTATAACTCTCTTTAGCTGCCAATTCACCGGCTGCGGTAATAGCGGCGTTATACTTACCAAAAGCAATTTGTCGAGCGGCTTCCTTTTCGCCCTCTGCCATCTTAGATTTGTTAATCGCATCCAGTTCTGTAAGTAACTGAGTGTTAAGAGCTGAAAGAGTGGCCTCGCTGATTTGAGTAACACCGGCCAGTTTGGCCATATCTGCATTTTTTTGCAGGGCTGCAAGCTCATTAATTTTCTTAAGGGCTAACTCGCCGTTATCCTCCTCGATAGCCTGTAAAGCCTCGAGGCGTAGGATCGTCTCTTTATCGTAGGTAGCACGTAAAGCCGCGGCAATAGAGATACGAGTAGTGTCAAATACCGCGGCAGCCTTTGATAACGAAAGTTTATTTTTCTCGGTTAGCGCCTGTTTTCTCAGTAAAGCTAGTCTTTCCTTTTCACGTTTAGCCGCTGCCGCTGCCGCCTTAGCCGCTGCCGCTGCATCCGCTCTTTGTGTATCTTGGTTGCTAGCTGATAAGGATCGATTACCGAAACCTCTAACGCCGCCGCCAAAAACGATATCGATAGCATCTTTTAGGCTATAGCCATCTTTAGTTTTGCCGCCGAAAAGCACCGAAATAAAATCTCCAGTAGCTACGCTCAGTTTATTCATCTTGTCAATGAGCGGATCTAAATTACCATCGGATCCGGCTAAGCCCTCGAGGGCTCCAATTAAACCTCGACCGATTTCCTCGCTAGCATTTTCAGCTGCAATAGTAAGTTTATTTAATTTACCTGTATAAGTATCGGCTGCTACCGCGGCTTGGCCGCCAAAAATCTTAAGTAACTTTTCTTGTATTTCTGCAAAATTAGCCGTTTTAATCTCGGCCTGAGTAAGACCAATATTAAGGGTGCGTAAACCTCGATTATTGCCTACATAGGCTTGCGCTAATACTTGACTAACGCTTGCTAGATCCTGACCGCTACCGGCTGCGGTGTCTAGGGCTAGCGCCAAAATCTCTTGTGATTTAGCAATATCACCGGTGGTTTGTAAAATCTTTTGTAGGGCAGGTTGGAGCTGATCTTTATTCACCCCTGTAGCCTGCTCGAGAACGTCGAGGTACTGTTTAACGCTTTCAGTAGCAAAACCCAAACCTAAATTCTTAAGACTCTGAGTTAATTGCTTCACCTGAGCATCCTCGGCTGCAAAAGCCTTAACGGCATTTTTGCCGTATTGCGCTAACGCCGCCGCGCTAAAAGTAAGACCAAAAGCTTTAGCTAGATTTTTTACGTTTTTCTCAAAACCTGCGATCTGTTTTTGGCCTTTTGCTAAGGCTTTACCATCGTAGGTGGTAACGGCATTTACATATAAATCGGGTAACTTGGCCATTATGCCGCCTTGTCGTAACGGCCTTGATTAAAGGCTGCGATGGTATTTTCTATAGCTTTAACTACGGCGGCTTGTGCCTTACCCTGATCCTCGGCCCACGCTCTAAAAATCATACGGCCACGGCTTTTACCATCGCCGTAAAGAGGGCCCATACGGTTAATAAAGTGTGCACCGGCTCCCGGATTATTAGAGCGGCTCTTAGGATCGCCGCCCGGGTTTTTACGGCCTGCGGTCTCATAGATGGATCCACTAGCCGAAGCGTTAGCTACGATGTACTGAGAGCTCCAGCCGTTGCGATTACGCTTGCTTGGTGATGCTGAGTAGTAAATACCTTTACGGGCTACTTCAGCTTGATATAGCGGAAAACGACGTAAACGTCCCTCACTATTAAAAGTGCGAAATGCAGAATTACGAGCCGTAATCTTTTTAGTGTACGCGCCCTCGTCCCAGTTATAAAGGCCACCCGGCGCAGCGGTAGGCGCATATCCTCGAGCCTTATCGCGTATCGGGATCATAATTCCTTTGATCGCCTTATTCATCTCTTTTAATAGCTCGGGATCTACTTTACGGATAGCGCGTAGAGTCTCTTTAACGCCGTCTAACTTTACCGACATTTTTAGACTCCTCCGCTTGCTCGTTTAATACTTTGACTAACATCTTAAACATCTCGGGCTCGAGATCGAGTATCGCTTGAGGCGCGACCCCTAACCGTATTGATAGTTGCGCTACCAAATAGGTTAGAGTGCCGCGCCCTAGCTTAAAGGCTCGTCGTCTAGTACCTCGACTTTTGCCAAAGTATCTAAAAACTCTGCCCCAAACATCGGTACCGTTTCGCCGCTAGTACGTAGGCACTCCCACGCTAGCCAGTAAACGTCGCTCTGTTTTTCGTCATCTCTAAAGGCTTTGTGAAAACCTTTTTTTGCGTAAAGCTCAAAGGCGTACTCAATTCGTGGCGAGATTTGATGCTCTGTTACCGCCCCGGTAGCCCTTGTTATTTTGAGTCGTGCCATTTGTTTAGCCCCTTTTCTTTGTTATCAGCTAGTAGTAATTACGATTGGTGAGTTACAAGTAAATGTAATGCTCTGTGTACCGATATCTCCTACGGCTCCGTTAATATCTGTAGTGTTATTAACTAGGATCGTAGTTGAGTAAAGAGGGTTAGTAGCTGAGACGGCTGCGCTCGTTTGCTTTAGCGTGATTGGTACGGTTGTACCCCAGGCAGCTTGCAGCGTTGCGTTTACGTTTGCCGCTGCGGTGTCCGATAGGAAATCGAGCGAAATCGTTGAGGTTTCTAGGCCCTTAGTAAAACGTCTCGAATTATCGCCCATAGCTGTAACTTCCAGCTCCTCAAATACGCGGTTAATTGTCGCGCTTGTAACGTGATCGGATAGGACCACCGAGTTAAGGGTGACCACTACTCCGTTGGATAGAAATACGGCCATCGCCTATTCCTCGCTTTTCTCTGTAGTAGGTGTTGGTGTTTTTGTTTCTTTTTTTGGTGCTTCGGTTATCTGCCCTATCTTAATTAGAAAGGCGATATCGTTATCGGTTAGGCTCATATTTAACTCCACTCGGTTAGTATCGAAATAGTGATGTCAGTAGTTAGTAAATCGCCGCTTTGTACTGATAAAACACTAGGCGCACTTACGGCCCCAATATTCATCACGATTGGCGATGCAGCTAACTTTTGGAATACGGCGCAAACCATCGACTCGATGCCTTGTAAATTCCCCTGATTATCGTAAAGAGGCACATTACAAATGATCCTAAAAGATGCCATCGGTGAGATGTTTGCGTAATCGTTATTGGTAGGTGTGATATATGGATCTGCCGGACTTACGATCACACTATTAGCCGTGATAGTTGCAGGCGGATACGCGTAGGTATTCCACACGTTAGCGTTAGCAAGAGCGGCAGCTAGTGAGGCGCGTAAAGTCGTAATAGGTGCCGGCATCATCCCACCATCGCGTTAGGGTTTAGATACCCGGAGATGAGTCCACGGATCTTGCCGATCATTGAGTTACCCATACGGTAAGGGCTAGGGCTGAAACCATCGATGGATACGCCGCCTGTCTGTGAGACTTGGCGAGCTTGCCAAATATCCACGGCCAAAATCATCGCAG